CTATATCGCGATTGTCGTCCAGTCCTTCCCGCGGTCATCATGATAGCCATCAGTCTGCTGCTGGGACCTATGTCCCAAGAGTTCTTTCGTGTTTACACCTTGCGCTTTATATAATCTTTCCGCTAAGGATCGCTGTTCGTGAAAAGTAGAAGGGGTCTTACCTTCTTGTAACGGGATCTCAGCTTTATCGCGTGCCTTGCTGAAATTCGTTGTCAATGTATTGGATTTAACCTGGGCACCACGATCTGCTTGAGAAGTAGCTCTGAAAAAATGAACCAGATAAGGGCTAACGGCATAATCTCGGCAGCGTGAAATTATGTCGCGCAGGCTCCAGTTTATGGCGTTCAGGCGAAGCGATAGCGGGATGGCAATTTTGCTCCCTGTTTTTTCCTGAAGCACATGCAGGTGATCATCCCAGACATCGCTAAATTTCATATTCGAAATATCTCCGAGGCGCTGGCCTGTTACCAAGGCCAGAAGCATCGCATTTCCCATATATTGATGATTGCTGTCCGCAATCTCGAATATCTTCTGCCATTCCTCCAGGCTCAGTCGCTGGCGGGTAATTTTTCTGCGGGGCTTTTTGGTCGCTGATGCTGGATCGTAACCAGGAGGAACTTCTCCCGCATGCTGAGCTTCTTTAAAAATATCAACAAAGACTGTCCGCACTACCTGGGCCATTCGTGGCTGGCCAGCCGTGACGTATTCATCAAGCAGCTGGGCAATATCGCGAACATCCACAGATGGCAGTAGCTTCATACCGACTCGTTCTCGCAACAGTGAAACCGGTTTGGTTTTCTGTTTGAATGTGTTCAGTTTGATGTCGCCCGCCGCCAGACGTTCTTCCTGAATCTTCCAGTATCGATCTAACCAGGTGGATACTGTGATCGCTTTGCCTTTGCTAGTGGCGATCCTGTCGCTGATCGCCAGAATTTGCCGGGTTCTCTGTTCCGCCAGGCGCGCATTAGCTTCAGTAGCGATCGCTATAGCTTCTGCCTCATCGGTTCCCAGCGCATGGAACTTGCCTGTAACGGGGTGTTTGTACCGCCAGTAAACCTTATTCACCTTTCTGCTGAAGAGAGGGTAAAGGTTCGGAATAGAAACATTGTTTTTACGTGGTCGGGCTGCCATCAGCAAGAATCCTCTGAAGTATTGGCGAGTCAGTCTTTCGGATATTTGGCTTAGCCAATTCGCCTACAAGTTCTGCATCCTCCCTTACTCGCCATTTGCGACCCTGTTTCATCGCTGGTGGAGAAAATAGATTTTGTTTAGCGTATCGGCGCAAAGTATTCAATGCCGGTGGACTGCTCCGGTATTTGTCTGCTGCCCATTCCTCAAGCGTGAGCATTTGCTTCATGGCTTATTCTCCACTTTACCGGCTGCACCCGGTCATTCTTTGAAAATACAGGTCCCGCAACCATTGCGGAACCAGTCACAACAACTACCACATCGGTTTACTTTTTTATTTGCGGATCCTCCTGCTGCGGTGCTGCTGGCAGCGGCATCCAGTGGGTGATTTCTCTTCCCTGCTTTGGTACGTTCGGGAACTCATCAGGGTAAAACTCCCCACCATCAAATTCAGCGCAAAATACTATCCCACCCTCCTGACAGACCAGCACCGCGTCGCTATTTTCCGGCAACCGCTCGCTGCACGGAATCCACCCATTGGTTGACGTTTCCGCGTTTTCCCGACAATTGTTGGTTGACGAATTCGGGATTTCCCGAAAACTTGGCTCGCTTGGTTCGGCAACCTGAAGCATGGCGGCGCGGCGTGACAACAGTCTTTTGGCCTCAATGCTGCCTTCAGCCTCAAGCTCTCCGTCAGCCTCTAAACCACCCTCAAGGTATTCAGCGGCATCAACAATCCACTGCTGCCACTCCTCTGGCACTACCGGCGCTGGCGGGGCGGTGTATAACGGACCCGGCTTAACATCATGTCGGCGCCAGCGAATATCGCAGGTCCTTTCCTCGCTCGGAGATGACCAAGCTACTACATCAGCAACCGGCTCAGGCTCCGGTGTCATCAATGCCACCATGGCGATTTCAGCCAGGCGCAGGCGTATAGCTGTTTGCTGAGATGGAATAAGCTCGTCACGCTCGCGCCAGAAATCAACTTCTTCACGCGCCTGAACGATTAACTGCTGGTTGGTGAATTCCATCATCTTTCCTCACTGCGTTGCTGATTTCTCCAGGCGACATCTTGCTGCGTAAGTCTCCTTCCATGGATAAACGCATGCACACCATGGACTGGGATTTCCATCTTTTCGGCAATCGTAGTCTGTGCCATGCCTTCATCGTGTAGCGCACAGCAAAGTGACACATCATGATCGCTGTATAAGGCGAGATGGTGGCGTTCACCAATGCAAAGTAGGCTGATGCCAAGAATGCTCGCTTTACCCTTAACTGAGTGGAGTGATCGACCAAGACTCGAAGCAATTTCATTAGCTGATATTTTACCTGCCTTGTCTTTGAGTTCCCGAAGGTCAGCAGTAGTCCAGGGCTTATAATTACTGCGCAGTTGGAGAGATATTCTGGTGCTCATAGTGCGCACTGATGCGTAAGTGCGATTGAGAGAAGAAGCTATCTCACGCAGAGTCATAACGCCTGCTTTATCCCTTAAGAAATTGAGTTCTGACTGCGACCATGGGTTTCTATTCAGATAATTATTCTTCTCCACTACCTAATCCCCCTTGATGCGGATGCCAGCGTCGGCACATGCGATGCGAAATGCAGCCTGTAACTCATTGGCAATGTGTGGCACATATCCATCGAATGACGGTAGTTTTACCTCCCGCGACTCCAGCTCCGTTACACGCTGTCTTTGGGCCTTCGCTTCATCGAACAGCTCGCAGGTGTGCCGATTCTGCGTCCTAATCCTTTGGTCAAACTCAGCGATCCGCTTCTCTGCGGCTTGAACTTTTTCCTCAGCCTCTTTCAGCTTCTTTTGCATCCGATCATGGCCGTCGACGATTTTGCATACTTCACGCTGAAGAGTTTCTTCAGACCGCTCCAGCGCCTCACGTAAGGTACGCATGCTGACCACCTTCTGTGGTAGTTCGCTGACAAAGTGCAGTGGCGTAAAGAGTTCGCGACGGGCCATGCGAGCGGCCACGATAAGCAGAATGTTTCCTGATTCGCGTGCTGATTCGTCGGTCAGCGCCTGTTCGTTGGTCATTGGGCTGCCTCCTGGCGAAGTTGGGCGGCGAACTTTTTCGCCTCTTTCTGGATGAGTAGCTTTTGGCTGAAGTTGTGGTACTGGCCGAACATCTCCACGCCCTGAGCGCGTACTTCAGCCAGGTAGGCGTCGGTGGCCGGGGTAGACGGCATGCCATGACCAGCGCAGGCATAGTGCCCAGTCCTGACGCTCTCCACATAGCACTCATCGCAGATGTACTTCTTCAGCCCCGCATTGTCAGCCGCCAGCGCATCACGCTGCTTCGCTGCTTCGCGCTGCGCCACCAGTGCAACATCCAGTCGTGTGGCCAGCTCCCTTACCAGTTCTGCTGATGCTTTCGGCAAATAGCGTGCAGCGTGGTGGGCGGCGTGAATTAACTGAATATTGGTCAGGCGCATTTGCGGATCCCCGTCAGTTCGTTGAACCGTGCCATGAACAGACCGTAGGCCTGGCCGGGGCGGAGCGGGATAACGGTAAACAGATCGGTAGGTGGGATGCCGTCGAGCACTGGCCACACGGTACCGTCGTCAATATCCAGATCCCGGCGTTCGGTACCGAGCATGACCAGGTCGGCATACTTCACCATATCGTGCTGGTGAGCCGGTAATCCGAACTTAGCGCGGATCTCGCTATCGACATACGCCTCGATATGCTGGTAATCCGGGAGCAGACGTTTCAGTGGTGCCGGAATATCCTGGCAATACGCTTCAGCAGCATCATGCAGCAGCGCTTCGAGCGCGAACTCTGCGGGAACCAGCTGGCTGACAAGCACCGAGTGCTGCGCGACGCTGTAGAACTCCGGCAGGTGGCCGGCAAAGCGGCAGATGTGAGAAAGGGCAGTGGCAATATCCTCGATCACGATATCGTCGTGATGAATATTGAGGTAGTTAATATGCTTCCCGGATAGTGTCTGAATATATGACATTACGTGTTCTCCATTATTACGCGCTGCACCGCGCCTGATTTTTGGTTGCAGCAACCCAACCCATAGACATGGGGCAGGTCACTATTTAGGGGTTATCGTTGGGCTTCGCCGCCCAGCGCCGTAGTCAGGCTGTTGAGAAGGGCAGCCAGCTCGCCGGTCATCAGGATAAAATCAGCATCAAAGCGCGCGGCGGCATCTTCCCGATCGATATCGTCGTTCTGGTCGCGCAGCTCGTCGGCGAACCTGAGTCGCTTAATCGCGCCGGCATCGCTCAGCACGAAATTAATGCGCTGCTGCCAGTCCAGCGAAAGCTGAGTTACCAGCTTGCCAGCATCGAGGTGAGTGGCGATCTCGTCGCTGGAAAGCTCCTGCTTTTTGAAGCGGCCGATGCCGCCATCTTCCAGTATTGCTTTCAGCTCGGCCTCATCGCCCAGCGCAAAACCTGATGGCGCTGAAGCGTTACGCACCCACTCGGTGAGGGTGATCTCGATTGGGGTTTCCATGGTCAACGGCACGACGGGCAGAGAACCAAGCGTTTTACGGAGCAGTGCCAGTGAGTCTTCGGCGCGGCGAGCGTTCGATGTATCGACCATCACCATGTCGGCGTTAAGGTTCACCCAGATGCGGATCATGCTGCTACGGGTAAAAGCTCGCGGCAAAAGGGAGTGAAGCACTTCATCGCGCAGGGAGTCTTTCTCAGTTTTCTTGAGGCGGCGACCCTGATCAGTTTCCAGCTTCGACACCTTCTTATTCAGCTCTTCTGCGATCACCGGCTTTGGCAGAATCTTTTCTTCACGGCGGATAACGAGCAGCAGCTGGTCATTCACCAGATGAAAAAGCTGATCGGAGTGCTGGCCCAGCGGCGGCACCCAACCGGCTTTTGCCATATCCTGGCTACCGCACGGGGTGAACTGGAAGTTCTCGAGCTGGCGCGCCAGTTCCTCTGTTTTGCCGTCTTGAACGAGGACAATGTCACGGCTGAGGCGGTAGATCAGAAGGTTTTTGAAGAACGGGGTAGACATTACTTTCTCCTCAGGGCGTGGCGGCCATCTGCACTGGCCGCCAGGTTAGTTTCTCCACACAACACAGGAGAGCACCTGCACAATATCTCGACTGCAATCGCCTTATGTGCCCGGGTGGATTGGGTTATGAGCCCGTCGCCCGGTGATGCTCTCGTGTGTTGCGTAAAAAAATTGCGGCATCCTCACGGGTAGAGACAGATGCCGCCAAAGACAGCAACGCAGCTTTTACAGGTTTTAGGTTGTGATATCGGGCCGCTGGCACATATGCCATATGCGGCTGATTTCAAGATAATCATAAATTGCGAGTAACGCAAGTAATAAAATGCATATTACGCAATTTATAGGTGCAAAAAAAAGACCTCATATGAAGTCTTTATTTGTGGGAGGCTTTCTATCCGTGGCGTTTGAAGGATTGTGACTGGCTGATCAAAACCTTTCCGTAAATGTAAAACCTATGCTCGTTATCCTTCGTAATGTTCCATTCTCTATACATAGGGTTGTCTGAGATAACCAGCAGCTGGTCTGGAATCATCTGAAGGCGCTTAACATAAACTTTGCCGTCAAATCCAAACACATATATGCCATCACCATCAAATTCATTAATGTTTACATCAACAAAGATGAGATCACCTGGTTCAATGGTAGAAGCCATGCTGTCGCCACGAACATTGATGACCTTGACTCCAGACGACGTTCTGCCGCCAAACATAGCTAATGCCTGGTCGTTGCTGTATTCGATAGCATGGATGACATCTATGACATCGCTACCCTGAATATGTCCTGCCCCGGCGCTTGCGCTCACATCAAGTACCTCGACTCTGTATACATCAGCAGCCTTACTGACTGGTGTATCGCTTCCACTGTTTATGTATACAGTAGTATCATTTTCAGCAGAGGTAAATAGGTCTGGGACACTGACGCTTAAAGCGTGAGCAAGTCTGTTAAGTGTCTGTTCTGAGAACTGCTTTTGTTTACCCGTTTCGAGGCGGGAAATATTGGCAGCATCAACCCCCACAGCCTCTGCAAGCTCTGCGATTTTTAAATTCTTCGCCAGGCGAAGTTGTCGTATGCGAGATCCTATATTCATGCGCCCATTACATGTTGTTTTTGCGTCTCATGCAAAGCAACTTGCGCAATTCGCTAACATGCAATAACATGCGTAATACGCAAATAAAGGAGGTATTATGCAATCACCGTTAAGAAAATTGCGTAAATCGCACGGTATGACCTTGTTGCATGTTGCGACTGGCGTACAGGTTGACCCAGCAACTTTGAGCCGCATTGAAAGGTGCGAGCAAGTCCCCTCGGTTGAACTGGCGGAACGTCTTGCCAAGTTCTTTGAAGGAGAGATCAGTGAGTTGCACATTTTATACCCGAGTCGTTATCAAGCATCTGATGACGTAGCAGGCAAGGGTGATCGTAATGCAAACACAGCAGTCTGATTACTACCAAAGGAAAAACAACATGGTAGAGCAAAGCTTGAAAGATGTAGTTAAGTCGATGTGCAAAGCCTATCCAGGCGGGCGTGAAGCGATGGCTGGCGCTCTGGGTATGAAGCTGTCTCAGTTCAATAACAACCTGTACGAGAAGAACGGCTGCCGCTTCTTTGAAGTAAACGAGCTGGAGGCTATGGAGGATATTTCGAACACCTCATTTTTGGCCGATTACTTCGCTCAACGCCGCGGCGCGCTGCTGGTGGATGTGCCTCAGCTTGATGATCTCGACCGTGTGGACCTTTTTACTCGAGCCATGCGTACGGCAGCTGCGCGCGGGCGCGTAGATCAAATTATCCAGGCTGCTTTGGAAGATGGGGTAATCGAAGCACATGAAGCAGAAGAAATTCACGAACATCACCGACGCCATCTGGCTGCGCGTGAAGAAGAAATTCGCGCAATCGTCGCATTGTTCAGCCGTAAGAAAAGCCAAAAGAAATGACGCCCGCGAGTGTGCAGCTCCGGGCGCCGTGGCGTTTCGTATCAGTGGAGAAACTAACGCATGAACAGTTTAAACCGATTCAGACCAGCTAAGCAATTCCGTTGCCCGCCGCTGGTAGGGCGAAATGCCCCGTTCGGCTATGTGGAAAGAATACAAACAGCCGACGGTACCCACAACTACCAGTCACCGAGTGACGTGGTAGGGACATTTGCAGCAATGAATGACCAGGGGCGCAAAGCATGGAACCTCTTGATCGGCGTTACCGAGACTACCGAGGAGTCGAAGTCAATGTCATCGGATACGACCGCGAACGGCGGCAAGTTATCTTCCTGCGAAAAGGCTACGAGCATGAATGCATGCAGCCTCTTGAGCGGTTCAGGGAAAAATTTAGCAGGATTAAGGTAGGTCCAGATGAGCATGGAATTAATGGTCAGAGCCATGAAAGCAAAAGTGGGTAACCCGCTGCGCAAGCTCGTGCTGATCAAACTAGCCGATAACGCCAGTGATCAGGGCGAATGCTGGCCCTCCGTTCCCTATATCGCAGAGCAGTGCGAAATATCTGAGCGCTCTGTGCAAAACCATATCAAACAGCTGGTTGAGGATGGTCTGGTATCAGTTGAAGTCCGCAAGGCGGCCACAGGTCTGAACCGCACCAACGTCTACAAACTCAACCTTCCCAGTGGTGCAAATGCTGCACCCTCTGGTGCACGTCCTGCACCGGGTGGTGAATCTCCTGCACCAGGTGGTGAATCTGCTGCACCGGTTAGTGGTGCAGGAGCTGCACCCGGAACCAGTCAGTTCTCTGAACCAGTCAATGAACCAGTCAATGAAAACTTATTTGATCTGGCCTGGGCGTTATATCCGAAGCGGGCAGGTGGTAACTCGAAAAGCGCTGCGCTGAAAGCCTGGGATGCCCGCGTTCGTGAAGGCGTTTCGCCTCTCGTCATGCTGGAGGGCGTTAAGCGCTATGCCGGGTTTGTTGCTCAGACAGGCAAGACCGGTACCGAGTTCGTCAAACAGGCCAAAACCTTCTTCGGCCCTGACAGACACTACGAAGACGACTGGATGACTCAAGCAAGTTCCGGCATCAAAGAGGATCCGCTTTTTAAATCCAGTTATGTCGGTACCGATTATTCGCAGGGAGCAAAAGGCTTCCGGGTGGTGAACGGATGAGATGCGGATCTGTTTGTGACGGTATTGCAGCCACACTGCCAGCTGAATCGCCGTCACTGCGAACCTGGCAGCGCCCGTTCCTCAAGTGGGCTGGTGGAAAATACCACCAGTTGCCGGATATCGACCGCCTGATCCCCGCTGGCCAGCGCCTGATTGAGCCGTTTGTTGGCGGCGGTAGCGTGTTCATCAACTCCCGTAAGCAAGACTCTTTCCTGCTGGCGGACATCAACGCAGACCTGATCCACCTGTACCAGATGCTGGCTGTGGTACCGGATGTCGTAATTCGTCATGCCCGCCAGTTGTTCAGCACCGGGAACAGCGCCGCAGGGTATGCCGACGTCGCCGATGATTTCAACGGGCAGATGCTGGCCGGGCCGGAACGCGCCGCCGCTTTCCTGTACCTGAACCGGCACTGCTTCAACGGGCTGATCCGTTACAACCTCGCCGGAAAGTTCAACGTTGGCTGGGGCAAATACTCCAGTCCATATTTCCCTGAAAAAGAGATCGAGGCGTTCACTGCGCTGGCGCGCAACTGCGTATTCATGAATGCCGGATTCCGCCGCACGCTTTCTCTGGCTGGCGAGGGCGATGTCGTTTACTGCGATCCACCGTATGAGCCGCTGCCGGGTACCAGCGGGTTCACCAGTTATGCGCCAGGCGGTTTTAGCTGGGAAGACCAGATCACCCTGGCGGAATGTTGTGTTGCCGCCCATCAGAGAGGTGCCAGGGTGGTGATCAGCAATTCATCAGCGCCACGCATCATCGAGCTGTACCAGCAGCACGGCTTCAAACTCAACTACGTCCGCGCCCGGCGCGCGATATCCAGTAAATCCAGTACACGCGAAACCGTCAGCGATATCGTTGCGGTTCTGTAGGGGGTAGGAGTGGTTAATAAAGCATTAACGGTGCGCCAGCAGGAGGTTTTCGATTTGCTGGTGAAATACCAGAGCGAACATGGTTATCCGCCGACTATTTCAGAGCTGTCCCGCCTGATGGGAGTGGTGTCGCCGAATGCGGCCGCCCTGCAGTTGCGTGCGTTGCAGCGCAAAGAGGCAATAACGATAGTCCCGGGCGCGCATCGCGGCATAAAAATCAACAGCCAGCCATCGCAGCTGATCCGGGAGGGTAAATGAAACTGGTGTTGCCTTTCCCTCCGAGCGTAAACACCTACTGGCGCGCCCCGAATAAGGGGCCGCTGGCCGGTCGCCACCTCATCAGCGCCAAAGGACGTGCGTACCAGAGCGAGGCTTGCGCTGCGATCATTGAGCAACTGCGCAGAGTACCGAAGCCCAGCAGCGCGCCAGCGGCGGTAGAGATCGTTCTTTTCCCGCCAGATGCGCGGCGCCGCGACATCGACAACTACAACAAAGCGCTGTTTGACGCGCTGACCCACGCAGGCATCTGGGAGGATGACAGCCAGATTAAGCGAATGCTGGTGGAATGGGGGCCGGTAACGCCCAAAGGCAAGGTTGAGATAACGATCGGCCTGTATGCATAGACAGTGGGGGTGTTGAAAATTATGCAAATCAGCAGTAATGTCAAAAAGTGCAAGCGAAGCGGGCGTGCAGGCCTCTCGCAATACAATCAGTGGAGAACAAAATGAGTCAATTACTCGTAATTGACGGCGTTTCCGTACGCCGTGATATTTTTGGGCGTTACTGCCTTAACGATCTTCATCGTGCTGCTGGCGCTCAGGATAAGCACAAGCCAGCGTTCTGGCTTCGCAACGAACAAACTGAACAATTAATAAGCGAGTTGCAAATTAGCAACTCGGAAACGCCGGACCCGGTCAGCGTTATCCGCGGCGGCAAAGAGCAGGGCAGTTACGTCTGTAAAGAGCTGGTCTACTCCTACGCGATGTGGATCAGCCCCCAGTTTAGCCTGAGGGTGATCCGTACGTTTGATGCAGCTGTAAATCAGCCCCCCAATCTTCAAAGCCAGGCGGCAGATAAGATGCAGGCAGGCGTCATCCTGCTCGATTTTATGCAGCGATCTCTTAACCTCTCCAATTCCTCTGTTCTCGGTGCATGCCAGAAGCTGCAGGATGCTGTTGGTCTGCCGAACCTTGCCCCGCAGTACGCCATTGACGCACCAGCCGGTGCGCCTGATGGCTCCAGTCGCCCCACGCAGTCGCTGAGCGCTCTGCTCAAAGCAAACGGTATCCGAATGTCGGCTACGCTGGCTTACCAGCAGCTGGCCAAGCTGGGGATCGTCGAGCATAAGGAGCGTCGAAGCCGTTCGGGTGTGAATGGTGTTAAGCGCTTCTGGGCTATGACAGCGAAGGGATGCATGTACGGGAAAAACATCACCAGCCCGGCGAACCCACGTGAAACGCAGCCGCATTTCTTCGAGTCAAAATTTCAGGAGCTGTTGCGCCTGCTCGAAACTGTGCATTGAGGTGTCTGTGAGAGCGTTATTAACCCCTGTCGTCGTAAAAGAGTTCGGGATCGTGGCTTTCCGGCCTGGTCCTGAACTCATGCCACATTTCCATCGAGGGCGCATTCTGCTGGAGAACGAGCCGGAGCGCCTGGCCAACCTGCCAACCGGCGAACTTCCAGCGGCAGGCCAGCCGCTGGCAGAGGACCCATTAATGGTGCCTGTCTTTGAGCATGCAGATGTCATTCAGCGGGCTGGTGGCATGTCATGCCTTGAGGCCTGGCTCATGCGCGAATCTGGCTGCCAGTACCGCCACAGCGACTATCACCATCACGAAATGGTCACCATGCGGCATGCACCCGGCGCGCTGCGGTTGTGCTGGGCCTGTGATATCCGGGTGCGAGAGCAATTTACTGCCGAACTGTCGGGCATTGCACGAAAGAACCTGGTAGCCTGGGTATTGTCGGTTGTTCGCGCCGGGCTGGGTTTCGATGATGCCCACCCGGTGACTCTTCCAGAACTGTGCTGGTGGCTGACGATCAATAAGCTGGCCCACGTCATCCCGGAAGCGGTAGCACGCAAGGTCCTGCGTATCCCGGCTGAGAAATTCCAGTCGGTGACGCGTGAGGCTGACATTGTGCCGTCGGTACCGCCCACCAGCATGGTGGAGGAGGCCGTTGAAAAGGTGCTGGCGCTGCAGGTGGATCCAGAGACGCCGGAATCCTACATGCTGAGGCCGAAGCGCCGACGCTGGCAGAACGAGAAGTACACCCGCTGGGTAAAGGCGCAGCCGTGCGCATGTTGCCAGAAACCAGCAGACGACCCCCACCACCTGATCGGCCACGGCATGGGTGGGATGGGTACCAAAGCGCATGATTTGTTCGTGATCCCGCTGTGCAGAGCGCACCACGATGAATTACACGCTGACGCCGTGGCTTTTGAAGCGAAATACGGCACGCAGCCGGAGCTGCTGCTGAAAACATTAGACCGGGCGCTGGCTATCGGCGTACTGGCATAGACGGAGTGGAGAACGCGATGAATCTGGATGGAGTTTTAAAATTTTTTGCACCGAAAGGTATGCACATTTCAGACAGCGTCCGCGCAACAGCGGGCGATCAGTTAACCGTAACCGACATTATGGCGGCGCTGGGCATGACTCAGGCAGATGCCGGGATCGGCCTGGCCATGTATTTGGGGAAGGCAGGCATCAGCCCACAGGATAAAGAAGCCGCGATATCCTGGCTGGCTGAGTACGCCAAACAGCATGCGCCGATGGCGGTGCGTAAAGCTGCGGGTAAAAAGTTCCCGCTGTGCATGCGGATCCTCGCCCGCTTCGCCTTCAAAGACTATGCCTCATCAGCAGCTGACAGTGTTGATTGTCCAAAATGCCAGGGCAAAGGCATCCTCACCAAAACCAGCGTGATTACCAAAAGCCATTACACCATGCGCCTCCCTCAGTTTGCCAAGGATCTGGGCCAGTCTCCATCTGACTTCAAGGTCTCCCGTCAGGTTAAGGATGTGGACCACCAGCTGTGCGGCAAGTGCAACGGTACTGGCCAACTGAGTAAGCGCTGCCAGTGTGGCGGAACGGGGAAAACCCTCGACCGTAAAGAAACTGACTTTCAGGGCGTACCCGTTTATAAGGAGTGCAAAAGGTGCGAGGGAAGAGGGTACAGCAGACCTAAATCCTCAGTGGCGTACCGCGGCGTTCTGGCCGAGCTGGACAGTCTTCCCGATCGCACCTGGCGCTACACCTGGAAGCCGTTCTATGAATGCCTGGTGACGAAATGTTTTCAGGAAGAAAGCAACGCAGACGCGGAACTCAAAAAAGTAACAAGGGTGCAAAGTTTGCTCTAAATCTCATGTTTTCGCTTCACGTTACTTGCAATGTTGCCGTTTTTGTGTAAATTTGACGTTAACGATGGGCATTGTATGTTCACAGTTAAGAAACCCGCCATTGAGCGGGTTTGTCATTTTAAAAAAATGATATTTTCATAAATGTTGTGTTTGTTTGTTCAGATTTTTCTATATATGCGCATAGCAGTTTATTTACATCAAAAATGGATTTTATATTCCATTTGAATATAAAAAGACGGAAATTTGTTTGTTATATTCATTTAGATGCCAAGGAGCGCGCGTTAACCTTTTCTTACTTTGGCAGTTTTCATAGTAAGTTAATGGGTTGTAAACATGTCTAAATCTACACAGCAAACAGCAATGCAGTCCGCCCTAGTGACTTTTCCTGATTACTTTCCTTCAGGTGTGCCGCCTAAAGAAGCAATAGATGCTTCTGGAGAGTTTTATCGCTTAACGAAAGCCAAGCCTCCAGGAAAAGATTGCTTTCTCAACATGCGGGATGAAAATCCTAAGAGGATGGGGCGTTTCAAAGGGCTTCCTTTAAAATGCTGTTATGGGGTATCTGTGTATACAGAGGAACAATCGTTAATAAATGCGTTTGATAAATTTCCAGAGGGAATTGGCGAACGCTTTATTGCGAAAGGTACCCTTGAAAGTGCTGATGGGGTAATGTTGAAAACTGGTGCTCCTGACTCAACCCATTTCACCATTTGGATCGGTAAAGATGTCGAGATCCATAAAAAATTCTCTTGTATTAGAGGGCTTGTGAAATGAGTAACATTTTTCTTCAGGATACTCTCTTAGGCACTCTATATATAAAAAATGTATACGAGTTTTTTGAGGGGCCAAAACTTTTTTCTGTAGCAAACGAAGTTGATAGTTTGTTTGTTGTGTATTGGATTGGCGATGAGGATGATTTCGATAAGTGGATCATTCTTCCTGTTTCAAAAACTAGACTTGAATACCTTGAACGTAAAAGATTGGATATTAATAGCATACTTGTATATCAGGAACAGAAGTTTTGCTATCAAATAAATATTCCTTATGATTCGAGTATTGAACCTGTATTTACTAAACTAAGTACAGCTGATATGGCGCAAACCATCAAGTTGCCAAGGGTTGGCCTCTACATTAGTTCTGTTATCCCTATGCTAGCTACTGGCAAGCTTGGTTCATGCATAGAGTTTTCGACACATGAAATTCATGTAGAAAAAACTGCGGCATCAACTGAACCGTTAGTATTAAAGGGTGTTTCTAAACTTTTTGAGTGTTTTAATGATTTATATTCATCAATTTTGAGTTCTCTTGATGAAAAAGACGTAATGAGGCCAGTGTCTGGGCGCCCGGGTTCATTCGTTTTATCTTTTCAAGCTGAAAAGATGCAACAAATTGAGCCGTTACTGAAAGAGTTGAATGCTTTAATATTGGCAAGAGGTAATCTTGTCGATTTCATTAGTAGAAAAAATATTGATGTTCAGATGCTCTCTGCATTGTTTGAGAGTGTCATTGAAACAAGCTCTAGCTTTGAACTTAAAAGTAATGTAACTGATGAGTTAGTATTGGTAGTCCGTAAAACAGACGCTGAATATTATAATGCTTCGTTAGCAAAAATGTCGGCTCAAGTCGTGGGTGGTTATCAAGTTCCTCAGGCAAACTTAATTGAACAAGTGTTCAAAATAGTTGAGTTGAAATGGAAAGATAAGCATCTTGATAAATTTAGCACAGGATTGGATGAACGGCATATTCTGTACTATATTCATGCAGCCAAGATTCTTGGATTCCTTAATAATAACGGCTCAGTCTCTGCCTTGGGTCAGCAGGTCGCTGAGTCTGATAATGATAAGCGGCTGAGAATCGCAGCTCGTAGTTTTGAGTCAAGCCATTGCGGCTGGGCTTGGATCACTTGGAGCCATGTCAAGAATCTCTCTGAGCTAGACCCGAGCACCGCTGAAGCCTTCTTGCTTGAAAGATGCCTATCCCTCAGTAATAAAACTAAGAGGAGACGAGCTTCTACGTTAAGGCAATGGTGTGAAGCGTTGAAGCCTTCATATCAGGAACTTTAATACAGGGGCTTTCCCTTTATCACTAATCACTTTTCAATCCCTGGCTCTCGCCGGGGATTTTTCATTTTAGGCTTTAAGAACCCCCACCTAGGTCTGCCGTAATTTATTCGGAGAGCCTAATCCTTACCTACACAGCACCCGCATCCTAGCGAGGTGAGAGAAATGTCCCGTATGAGCAAACTTGTCACCGGAGTCGCCCTCGGCACCTCAGGAGGAACCATCCTGAACGGCGTCCTCACAAAACTGAGTCCTGACGAATGGAGCGCCATCGGCGTACTGGCGGGTATTGCCGGGATAATCGTTACCGGACTCATTAACTGGTATTTCAAACGCAAGGTCGCCAATGCGCAGGTTAAGGCGCTGGAGAAATACGGCCCGGCGGTGAAAGTTGGAGAAGACTGATATGCCAATGACCAGCAGCCTTCGCAATAAACTGCTCGCCGCAGCTGGTGGCGGTGCAATGCTGATTGCCTCGCTGTTCCTCGGTGGGCAGGATGGCGTCGAAGGGCGGAAGTACGAAGCTTATAAAGATGTCGCCGGAGTGTGGACTGTCTGCGACGGCCATACGGGTCGGGATATCTTGAGAGGTAAGAAGTATACCGATCGCGAATGTGACCAGCTGCTATGGAAAGACCTCCAGCCAGCCAAGCGTACGGTAGACAATCTGGTCAGGGTGCCGCTGGGCGAGTATCAGCGCGCCGCGCTTTACAGCTTTGTCTTTAACGTTGGTTCTGACGCGTTCTCGAAGTCCACGCTGCTGCGCAAACTGAACAAAGGTGATCACGACGGGGCGTGCGAAGAAATGCGCCGTTGGGTTTACGCTGGGGGCATGAAATGGAAAGGCCTCCAGAACCGGCGCGAGATGGAGCGCTCGATGTGCCTGGCGGAGAGCAAACATGACCTCTAAAGCCTGGCTGATAATCGGCATCGAGCTGATTTTATCCCTGCTGGTTATTCACCTTCTGCTCGGGCAGGTACTTGATGAGAAGAAGCGTGCTGACGACGCAGAGCGAAACCTGAAACTGGCAAACGCCACCATCAACGATATGCAGGTGCGCCAGCGTGATGTCGCTGCGCTGGATGCCAAATACACCGGAGAACTGCAGGATGCAAAAGCCACTATCGATCAGCTTGAGCGCGATGTTGCTTCTGGCAAGCGTCGGCTGCAGCTCAACGCCAGATGTACCACGAACGGAGCGACCATCACCACCAGCCTGGATGATGGCAGCACCCCCAGACTTACTGACTCCGCTGAACGGGATTATTTCACCCTCAGAGAGCGAATCGAAACCGTCACCAAGCAACTGACCGGGCTGCAAGCGTATGTGCGCGAGCAGTGCCTTAACTAACGAGGAATATATGAGCGAAGCAAAACCGCAGGATGGCAGTACCGTAAAGGGCTACCGCACGTTAACGCCGGGCGACATTGAGGTGATGAACCGTCTTAAAGATGTGAGCCGCCATTTCCTCAGTCTGCTTGATACTGCCAAAGAGACTGGCGCCGATCCGCGCTGGGTCGCAATGGCAAAGACCGAAATGCAGAAGGCCTGCATGTTCGCGTGCCGTTCGGTAGCCAAGCCAGACGACGAATGTTGATCATTACAAAGCTCATCTGCTGGTGGGCTTGATAATGCTTTTGATTCGGCCGCGCATAGAAAAAACCCTTATGAGCTGGAAATCCGGTCTGCTCATAAGGGCATGCAAATGCATAATCGTTACAGGTTTATTATGCGATTGCTAACCATATATGGTTATAGGATTTTTCCCGTAACCGAAGCGAACACAGGTGAGATTTTTTCTGGATTCACTGGGCTGAACGCATATTCCATATCGCTGGAGCATGGCGCATTACAGCTCGAGGATTAGCCAGCACAAAGCTCATCTACGGGTGAGCTTGATAACGTGGCAAGTTATGATACGTTTCCTTTCTCACAGCAGAGGGAGGTAAACAATGGAATTATTGAATAAACGACCTGTTATTGACTTCAAGGTTGGCGTTTACACCTATGAGCAAATTCAAGACCGCCATTTCATGTATCTTGAAGAGCAAAAGGCTCATGAGGAGATTAAAAGGAAAGGTTGGGAATATGCCTATACCCCTGGCGATATGCTTAATAGCGGTTCCTATGTAAGGTATTTTCGAGTTTGGACCAGCAAAGAAGAATTTGATACTTAACCGCCTGCGGGCGGTTTTTTTATAACCATCTCCATGGTTAAACCCATTTTAATGCCTATAGCGGATAAATCGTAAATATGCCCTATAGAGGATAAAGCACAGCCTCGCTCATGCGGGGCTTTTTATTGGAGCCACTACTATGCCAGCAGCTATCCCTCGCGCCTGTCGTAAGCGTGGATGTTCCGGCACCACCACAGACCGTTCCGGCTACTGCGAGGCGCACCGTAACGAAGGATGGCAGCAGCATCAGCGCGGCCTGAGCCGCCACCAGCGTGGCTACGGCAGTAAGTGGGACAATATCCGCGTCCGCATCCTTAAGCGTGATCGACACATCTGCCAGCAGTGCCTGCGCAACGGCAGACCGCGCCCGGCTGAAACGGTCGATCACATCACCCCGAAAGCTCAGGGCGGCACAGACGACGACAGCAATCTCGAATCGCTGTGCTGGCCATGCCATAAGCGCAAGACCGCAACGGAGAGAACCCGATGAGCTATACACGCTGCACCTACTGCGGCTCGACGCTGCACACCGTCGCGAATTGCCCAAAGACATGGGGAGGATCAGCCCGCCGTGCGAACCTGCGCTGCGGTTACTGCGGTCAGTCAGGCCATAACTCCAGCGTCTGCCCGCACAATGCCAGCAGCGCGCGGCGCCGCAACCTCAGTGATGATTTCCATCTCGACTGATGAAATGCGGAATGATATCAAATGCAATCATTTTGATATGAATGATATCGATTCTCACTACCGGGGGAGGGCGGGTCAAAAGTTCAGGCCCCTGCCTGCTAAGGACCGCCGCCTAACCTTTTTTCACACCGCCGCAGGTTAGAAAACTTTTTTATGGGGATCCCCACCATCGATTAATAGGAGTTTTCGATTATGCCAGGACCACCGAAAACCCCGACACATCTGGCTTTGGTGAAGGGGAACCCATCAAAACGAGCTGTCAACAAAGCAGAGCCAAAACCCGCTTCTGGGGTACCCCCAGTTCCGAAGCATTTCGACAAGATGGGGAAGTACTGGTTTAAGCGAATTGGCGAAGAACTCGATGCTGTCGGGGTGATGACCACCCTGGACGGTAAAGCGCTTGAACTGCTGATCGAGGCCTACACCGAATACCGACAGCATTGCGATGTTCTGGCTGAAGAGGGTTACACCTATAAGACAGTATCTGCTACTGGCGAAGATATTGTTAAGGCTCACCCGGCAGCTGTCATGAAGTCCGATGCCTGGAAGCGTATTCGGGCGATGCTCGGTGAATTTGGCATGACCCCGGCCAGCCGGTCCAAGGTTGGCGCTAAAGGCCCGGCCGAGGCCGATCCACTGGATGAATTTCTTAAAAAGCGCAAATGATGAATGGCAACGGTTTCGGAAGGTATTCAGTACGCCGAGCGTGTACTGTCTGGCGAGATTGTTGCTGGCGAACTGGTACGCCTGGCGTGCCAGCGATTCTTCAATGATTTAGAGCACGGACCGAAGCGGGGCGTGTACTTCAACGAAGGTCGCGCCCAGCACATTCTCGATTTTTATGATTTTGTACCTCACGTCAAAGGTGCGCTGGCTGGAAAGCCCATCAAGCTGATGCCCTGGCACGTTTTCATACTGATAAACCTGTTTGGCTTCGTCATACATTTAGTTGATGAGATGACAGGTGAAGTGGTTATGGAGGATGGTGCAGCTGTCATGGTGCGCCGCTTCCGCACGGCTTATGACGAGGTGGCGCGTAAAAACGCCAAGTCCACACTTTCGTCTGGCATTGGGTTGTACATGACCGGTGCCGACGGCGAGGGCGGCGCTGAGGTTTACTCAGCCGCCACGACCCGCGACCAGGCGCGGATTGTTTTTGATGATGCCAAGAACATGATCAAGAAAGCCCCCCGCACGCTGGGGCGTCTTTTTGGTCACGTTAAGCTCAACATTCACCAGGAGCGTTCGGCCTCTAAGTTTGAACCGCTCTCCAGCGATGCCAATAACCTCGACGGCCTGAATATACATTGCGGCATTGTCGACGAGTTGCACGCTCACCGTACCCGTGATGTCTGGGACGTTCTGGAAACAGCTACCGGTGCGCGCCTTCAGTCCCTGCTTTTCGCAATAACGACGGCGGGTACCAATAAAGAGGGCATCTGTTACGAGCAGCGGGATTACGCCATCAAGGTGCTGCGCGGCGTGGTGGAGGATGACACCTATTTTGCCCTGATTTATACCCTCGACGAAGGCGACGATCCGTTTGACGAGGCCAACTGGCCGAAAGCTAACCCCGGCCTCGGTATCTGTAAGCGCTGGGACGACATGCGCCGCCTTGCCAAAAAGGCAAAGGAGCAGGTAGCGGCGCGGCCGAACTTCTTTACCAAGCACCTGAACATCTGGGTAACTGCCGAGAGCGCCTGGATGGACATGGACCGTTGGGCAAAAATGCCGGGCATTGCTTCGGAAGCTGAGCGTAAGGCGTGGCCACTGTGGGTGGGGGTCGACCTCGCCAACAAAATCGATATTTGTGCAGCGGTGAAAGCCTGGCGCGATCCTGCAGGTGAAACTCATATGCAACCACGTTTCTGGATCCCGGAAGGGCGACTGGAAACAGCGCCAGCCCATATTGCAGAGCTTTACAGGAAGTGGGCCGACGCCGGATATCTTGAGCTGACTGACGGGGACGTTATCGATCACGGCATGATTAAAGCCGACATTGTGGAGTGGGTGAAGGGCGAGAACATCAAGGAGATTGCTTTCGATCCCTGGAGCGCCGTGCAGTTCAGCCTGTCACTTGCGGAGGAAGGCTTGCCGCTGGTGGAAGTCGCACAGACGGTTAAAAACCTTTCTGAGTCCATGAAATCAGTGCAGGCGGAGATTTACGGCAACAAGTTCCACCATGACGACAACCCCGTAATGCGGTGGATGATGTCAAACGTCACGGTTAAGCCCGACAAAAACGACAACATCTTCCCGAACAAGTCCACACCTGAAAACAAAATTGACGGACCGGTTGCACTGTTTACGGCTAAAAGCCGGATGCTGGTCAATGGTGGTAATGATGCTCAGGATCTGAGCGGCTTCTTTGAAAATCCAATCATGGTAGGTTTCTGATGAAGAAAAGTAAGCAGCCGGGCAAGGTAAAAAGCGCCTTGCTCAACTGGCTGGGCGTGCCCATCAGCCTGACTACCGGAACGTTCTGGCAGGAGTGGTACGGCACGAGCAGCAGCGGCAAGGTGGTGACTGCAGATCGGGCTATTCAGCTTTCTGCGGTCTGGGCCTGTGTCCGGCTTCTGAGCGAGTCGGTATCCACGCTACCGGTTAAGATTTATACCCGCCAGGCTGATGGCTCGCGCAAGCTGGCGCAGAATCATCCGGTTTACCAGGTGCTTTGTCGCCGTCCGAATCTGGAAATGACGCCGTCGCGCTTTATGCTCATGGTGGTGGCCAGCATCTGCCTGCGCGGTAATGCCTTTGTTGAGAAGCTGTTTATCGGCAATAAGCTGGTGTCGCTGGTGCCACTGCTGCCCCAGAATATGGTGGTGAAGCGGCTGGATACCGGGCGGCTGGAATACACCTACACCGAGGACGGCAAGAAACGCGTTATCTCCGAAAAGAACCTGATGCACATCCGGGGATTTGGCCTTGATGGTGTCTGCGGCATGATGCCAATGATGACGGGTCGTGACGTGATCGGCGCGGCGATGGCCGTCGAAGAGTCAGCTGCAAAGATTTTCGAAAATGGCCTGCAAAGCTCGGGCTTTCTTTCAGCTGACCAGGCGCTTGATAAGGATCAAAGAGAGCGACTTCGGGGCTATATGCAGGCTTTTACCGGGTCTAAAAACGCCGGAAAAATTATGGTTCTTGAGGGCGGGCTGAAATATCAGAACGTCACCATGAACCCGGAAGCGGCGCAGATGCTGGAAAGTCGCTCATTCAGCATTGAGGAAATCTGCCGCTGGTTCCGCGTGCCGCCGTTTATGGTCGGCCACACCTCGAAGCAAAGCAGTTGGGCGTCGAGCCTGGAGGGGATGAACCTACAGTTCCTGACCCACACGCTGCGCCCGCTGCTGGTGAATATCGAGCAGGAGATCTCCCGTTGTCTGCTGAATGGCGAAGAGGACCTCTTTGCCGAGTTCTCGGTAGAGGGCCTGCTGCGCGCCGACAGTGCTGGCCGGGCGGCATACTACACCAGCGCGCTGCAGAACGGCTGGATGTCCCGTAACGACGTGCGTCGCCTTGAGAACATGCCACCGATTGAGGGCGGCGATCTTTATACGGTGCAGCTCAACCTGACACCGCTTGAAGATCTTAAACAGAACAGCCAGGCCGCGCAGGCATTCGCGCTGCGGCAGGTTCATAACCACGTATTTCCCGACATCCCCTTCGAACAGTCCCCGCTGAAACAGGCGGCTTAGGAGCACCCATGACGATTAAAAGCCTTCCGGCGGCGCCGGAGGGGCGACCTTTTGCGCGCGAAAAACCTGATCTGCCAGCTGCGGCAATGGAGCGCTGGAACGGTGGCATCCGCGCCGCCCGGGACGGTGACAACAGCATTTCTATCTTCGACGTGATCGGCGCTGATTACTGGGGAGAAGGTGTAACGGCCAGCCGCATTGCCGGGGCGCTTCGCTCCCTTAACGGTGCTGACGTGACGGTTAACATCAACAGCCCGGGCGGCGACATGTTCGAAGGCCTGGCGATCTACAACCTGCTGCGCGAGTACGACGGCAAAGTCACTGTGAAGGTTTTGGGTCTGGCGGCGTCCGCCGCGTCGGTTATCGCGATGGCCGGTGACGACGTGCAGATCGGGCGCGGTGCATTCCTGATGATCCACAACTGCTGGGTTTACGCGATGGGCAACCGTCACGATCTGGCGCAGATCGCTGCTGACATGGAGCCGTTTGATAACGCGATGAGCGATATCTATCAGGCGCGCAGCGGTCTTGATGCCGCCACCGTCGAAAAGATGATGGATGGCGAAACCTATATCGGCGGCAGTGACGCGGTAGCGAAGGGCTTTGCTGACAGCCTTCTTTCCGCTGATGAAATTGCCGACGACGACGACAGTCCGGCGGCGGCGCTGCGCAAGCTTGACGCGCTGCTGGCCAAAACCGATACGCCGCGCTCAGAGCGTCGAAAACTTCTTAAAGCTTTATCCGGCAGCAAGCCAGGCGCTGCTGCCATCCCTGAAGGTACGCCGGGCGCTACCGAAGAAATCAACCCTGACAATATCAAACAACTTGAAGACGCCCTGGCGGCGTTCGGCCAATAAGGAAAGACCATGTCTGAAGTTAACGAATTACTGAAAAAAGTTTCTGCGAAGCTGGAAGAAGTTTCCGGCACTTTCAGCCAGAAAGCCGAGGACGCGTTGAAGGAGGCTAAAAGCTCTGGTCAGCTGTCTGCGCAAACCAAAGAGGCAGTGGATAAAATTGCCACTGAACACAATGCGCTGAACGATGCGCTTAAGTCGCTGAAATCTTCAGTAGGTGAAATTGAGCAGCAGGTAGCTCAGATGCCGCTGGCCAGCGCTACAAAAATTATCGAGACCGTCGGCCAGACCGTTATCAGCAGTGAAGCGCTAAAAGCTTTCGCGGCAAGCGTTGAAGGCGGCAAGCGCGTCAGCGTTCCGGTTAATGCTGCGCTGATCTCCACTGACGTGGCACCCGGCGTGGTCGAGCCGCAGCGCCTGCCGGGTATTGATACCGCGCCGAAGCAGCGCCTCTTCATCCGAGATCTGATTGCTCCGGGGCGCACCTCGGCGCCAGCCATCTTCTGGGTGCAGCAGACCGGATTCACCAATGCGGCGAAAGTCGTGCCGGAAGGTACCGCCAAACCGTACAGTGATATTCAGTTCGCCACGCAGATCACTCCGGTGACCACCATCGCGCACATGTTCAAGGCGTCCAAACAGATCCTGGATGATTTTGCACAGCTGCAGTCCACTATCGACGCTGAAATGCGTTACGGCCTGAAATATGTCGAAGAGCAGGAGATTCTCTTCGGCGATGGTACTGGCGCGCACCTGAAAGGCATCGTCCCGCAGGCGTCTGCTTATGACGCTGCCTTTACCGTTGAGCAGCAGAACGGCATCGATGATCTGCGCCTCGCAATGCTGCAGGCGCAGCTGGCGCGCTTCCCGGCTTCCGGCCACGTCCTGCACTTCATCGACTGGGCGAAGATTGAACTCACCAAGGATACGCTGGGCCGCTATATCCTGGCGAACCCGGCGGCCCTGACCGGGCCAACCCTGTGGGGCCTGCCGGTGGTGGCGACCGAAGCTGCCGCATTCCAGGGCAAGTTCCTTACCGGTGCATTCAACGCCGCTGCCCAGCTGTTCGACCGTGAAGATGCCAACGTGGTGATCTCCACTGAGAACGCCGACGACTTCGAGAAAAACATGATCTCGATTCGCTGCGAAGAGCGCCTGGCGCTGGCGGTGAAACGCCCGGAAGCTTTCATCTACGGATCCTTCACTGCGCCTGCTGCTGGTGGCGGCGCGTAATCCTTAACGGCGGCCTGCGGGCCGCTTTTCGTTTTCCTTTAAGGAGACAGCCATGAAGCTGATCGCTATCAAGCCCATTTACTTTGAAGGCAATGTACTTACTGAAGGTACTGAGTTCGAGACGCTGGAGCAGCATGGTCGCGAGCTGGTGGCGCGCGGTTATGCCTCAGAACCCGGCGCCAAAAAACCGGGACCGGATAAAGACCCCGATCCAAAAGGAAAAGGCAAAGGTAAGTAAGGGGCGCGCATGCTGACTAAAGAGCAGGTGAAGCAACACTGCAATATCGAACAGGATTTCACGGAAGACGACGCCTGGATCGATACGGGCATAAAAGCCGCGGAACGTTACGTTGAAAAATGGACCCGCCGTCGGCTTTATGAAAAGGCTGATGATCCGCTTTATATGGCCGATCCTGACGCTCTGCTTTATGGCGAGGATATCGAAATGGCTATGTTGATGCTGATTGCCCACTGGTACACCAACCGTGAAACGGTCAGCACCGGCAGCACGACATCTGCGCTGGCTTTCTCTACTGAAGCACTCCTTCAACCCTACCGGATTTATGGCCTATGAAAGCGGGACGTCTACGGCGCAGGGTAACCCTTCAGAAACCGGCAACCGGGCGATTACCGTCCGGACAACCTGCAACCGGCTGGGTGGATGTTGCTTCGGTTCGGGCAGAAGTCGTGGATGTATCGGGCCGGGAGATGATGGACGGCGGCGCAGAGTTGAGCAGCACCACAACCCGGATCTGGATGCGTCGTTATCCAGGCATTCCCGTAACCACGGGATGGCGAGCCGTTCATCTGCCGCCTACCGGAGGCGGTGAGATATATGACATCAAGTCGGCTATCTCAGCAGAGAACGGCACCAGGCTCGAATTGCTTTGCGAGAAGGGGGTGAAACAGTGATTTCAACGAGTCTTGATTTTTCGGGTCTGGCCGATATCGCGAAGGATCTGGAGACGCTCAGCAGGGCTGAAAATAATAAGGTTCTGCGTGATGCCACGCGTGCTGGTGCAGAAGTTCTGCGACAGGAGGTAGAAGATCGTGCGCCCGTCCTTACCGGGAAACTGAAAAAAAACGTGGTGGTGGTGACCCAGAAGGGTCGCCGTCGCGGCGAAATCGCTTCCGGCGTGCATATCCGGGGCGTTAACCCTGACACCGGCAACAGCGACAACAAAATGAAGGCCAGCAATCCGCGCAACGCTTTTTACTGGCGCTTCGTTGAACTCGGTACATCGAATATGCCTGCGCACCCCTTCGTTCGCCCGGCATTCGATACCCGGCAGGAAGAGGCTACGCAGGCAGCGCTGGCCCGCATGAATCAGGCCATTGATGAGGTGCTGGCGAAATGACAGAGGCTGACATCTATCAGCGGCTCAGTGCGCTGGCGGGCGGAAATGTTTTTCCGTACGTTGCGCCGCAGGGTACCACGGCGCCGTGGGTGATTTATCTGCTCCCGGGTTCAGTCAGCGAGGATGTTTTCTGCGGTCCGGCAGAAACAGCAAGCACGGTTCAGGTTGATGCCTGGGCCTCGTCGATTGATGATGCCCGGGCGCTACGTGATCAGGTTAAAGCGGCTCTGGCCGATCTGCATCCTGTCGGACTAAACGAGATTAACGGCTACGAGCCGGATACCGGACTTTACCGGGCCACGCTTGAAGTTCAGATCTGGCAATAACTCCACACTTCATATTAACTCTGCCGCCTCCAGGCGGCTTTTTTATATCCGGAGATCACTATGTCCTCTAAGTATGAAAAAACGCAGGGTACGAAAATTAACATTTCGGAAAATCCTGCAACCGAACCAAACCCCATTGGCGCCACCTGGCAATCCATCAACTGCTCGACCAAGGAGCTTAGCTACACCGGTGGGCAAAAGTCAGACATCGACACCACCACGCTATGTTCCACCGAGCAGGAAATGACAAACGGCCTGGCCGCGCCAGGTGAAATGACAGTTTCCGGGAACTGGTCTGCTGATGAAGAGGGGCAGAACACATTACGCACCGCTTACGACACTGATACGCTGCACGCTTTTCAGGTGATCTTCCCATCCGGCAACGGTTATGCATTCCTGGCTGAAGTTCGTCAGAACAGCTGGAGCCTGGGCACTGCCGGGGTGGTGACCGCATCGTTTACGCTGCGCATCAAAGGTAAGCCCGTCCCGATCGTTCCGGCACCTTCTGCAGGCTAATAACAGCGGCGAAAGCCGCTATTCCTGATTACAAACTGAGAAAAAATGAAATGGGAAAACAGGTTTCACAGAGTTCACTTCGCTCGCTCGCGTTGGCACCTATGGCAGGCTTTCGCACAAAAATCGTCACCGTTCCGGAGTGGGAAAACGCCAGGGTAAAACTGCGTGAGCCATCAGCGCAGGCCTGGCTTGAATGGCAGCAGGTGCTTAATCCGATGCAGGGAGAAAGCGAGCCAGAAAATCTGACGGCGGCAGAACGTGCGCTGCGCAACAAGAGCGCTGATGTGGTGCTGTTTATTGATGTGCTACTGGAGGAAGATGGCACGCAGGTCTTCAGCGAAAAGGATAAGCCGCAGGTCGAGCAGTTCTATGGCCCAGTGCACTCCCGCCTTCTCAAGCAGGCGCTTGACCTGACCACTTCGGCGGCCGAGGTGGAAAAGCCGTAAGCCAGCCCGGCACGTTCTTCCTGATGACGCTGGCACTCCGTATGGGGCGCACTCTGCATGAACTGAAGCAAACCCTGACGGCCAGAGAGCTGCGCATGTGGATCGAATTTGACCGCATCAATCCCATCAGCGATCGGCGCGGTGATATTCAGGCGGCGCAGATTTCCGCTGCTGTGCTCAACTCGCAGGGCGCTAAGGTAAGCATGGATGATGTCATCCTCCAGTGGAATGCGCCCGAACAGGAAGAAAGCAGTGCCGGGCTGGAGGGGTTCTTTGCGGGGCTTGCGAGCTAGTCCAATTTAACAATGTGTTGCCTAGAATTTTGTCTTAACCCCGAACCCTGATAGTCTTTGCATAATTAACGATAGGGGAGAAAGATGAGACCAATACTGTTTATTCTCTTATGCGGAGTAGCTCTTGTTGGCTGCAAGCCCACAGAAAAAGATTTTATAAAAATTGGCGAGAGCTTGGTTCGGGATAGCCTAAAGGATCCTGATAGCGCTAAACTAGAAAGTTCTTTTCACTCCTCTGGTGAAAATGATGGATATGTTTGCGGCCATGTTAATGCTAAAAATTCGTATGGCGGATATACAGGCAAAAAACCGTTTTATGTATATATCGACACAGCTGATGGGAAACTAAAAGATCATGGTGCGGTTGTAATTGCCAATGATGATGATATTGCAGCGCAAGAAAAATATAGTTTATTCTGTCAATAATTAACACTGAAAACATAAACCCGCTTCGGCGGGTTTTTTATTGGGTGAAAAATGGCTACTTTGCGCGAACTGATAATTAAAATTTCAGCTAATTCACAATCATTCCAAACTGAAATAGCTCGTGCTTCGCGCATGGGGCAGGACTATTACCGCACCATGCAGAACGGTGGCAGACAAGCTGCGGCTGCTGCAAAGGAGAGCGAGAAAGCTTTATCTGATTTAACTGGTGGTTTTGCGAGTGTAGGAAAAGCGGCCGCGGCGGCTAGCGCAGCATTCGCTACAGGTAAGTTGGTTCAAATTGCTGATGAGTGGACATCCGTTAACGCGCGTTTAAAACAGGCTTCCAGCTCCACGGACGACTTTACCAATTCGCAAATGCAGCTGATGCAAATCAGTCAGCGCACGGGAACTGCCTTCTCAGATAATGCCAATCTCTTCTCGCGGGCTGCAGCTTCGATGCGGGAGTTTGGTTATGACTCTTCGGACGTTCTTAAGATAACAGAAGCCGTTTCTACAGGGTTGAAAATATCTGGTGCAAGTGCCGAAGAGTCTGGCTCTGTAATTACTCAGTTTAGCCAAGCACTAGCGCAAGGGGTATTACGCGGAGAGGAATTTAATGCTGTTAACGAGTCTGGGGATCGCGTTATCAGAGCCTTGGCAGCCGGAATGGGGGTTGCGAGAAAAGACCTCAAGGCGATGGCGGATCAGGGTCAGTTGACGATTGATAAAGTTGTACCGGCGTTGATAGGTCAGCTTGATAATCTTCGCGGTGAGTTTGCTTCAATGCCTCAAACTGTCTCTGGCTCAATGCAGAAAGTGACTAATTCATTTATGGCATGGGTGGGGGGCGTAAATCAGGCTACTGGCGCTACAGATGCTTTGTCCGGGGGGCTCAATGGTTTAGTCGGTGTTCTTGATGGGCTGACTCGATCAGGAGTGAGCGGCGCGCTGAATGATATCGCTGATAACATGTCCACAGTTACTACTGTGGCTGGTGGACTGGTGGGTATTGGCTTAGCGAAATACCTCGGCGGAATTGTTTCAAGCGCTACCGGGGCTACGGCATCATTGCTTTCTGCTGCAAAAGCAGAAGTAGCTTTGGCTGTCGCGCAAGATAAGGCTGCTCAGTCGGCTGTTGCAGCCTCTCGCGCGGAGGTGTATCGAGCTCAGCAGGCATTAAAATCCTCCCGCAGCGCGGATGTGCAGGCTGCGCAGCATGAAAAAATCGCTATTGCAGAAACCAAAGTCACCGCAGCACAGACGCGGCTGAATGCCGCTCTGGCCAGCGGAACCGCAACAGAGAGGGTAAGAGCTCGCGCAGCATTGGATAGAGCTCAGTCAGGCCTTGCTGCTGCAAGAAATGCAGACGCACAGGCCGCCGCTGAGAAAAGGCTGGCATCTGCTCAGAATGCACTAAAACGCAATCTTGACGGTAGGGTCACCTCACAGAGCAACCTGAACAGTGTGACATCGGTAGGCTCACGCCTTCTGGGAGGCGCTCTGGGATTAATTGGAGGGGTACCCGGCTTGGTTATGCTCGGTGCCGGCGCGTGGTATGCGTTGTATCAGAGTCAAGAGCAAGCCCGTAAATCAGCTCAGGAGTACGCTGCAACAATTGACGATATTCGTATAAAAACCAAGGAGATGAGTCTTTCCGAGGTTTCCGATAGTCAGCAGCAGACCAAGCGAGCGCTAGAAGAACAAAATAGGCTGATTGCAGAGCAAGAAAGTAAAATTGCTGGAGTTCGGCGAGAGATAGCTGGTTACCAACAAATACTTGCCAATCCAGGGCCAACGATTGGCGGCTATATGGTCAATCATTTAACAAGTATTGATAGCGCAACTAGTGGATTAACCGCTGCTACAGAAAGCCTTGCAGTTGAGCAGGAAAGATTGTCACAACTTCAGGGGAAATCTCAAGAAATACAAGCGGTGCTCGAAGGGCAAGAATATAGAAGAGTTTCTCTTTTACGTCAGCAAGCCGCGAGCCAGAACACTGCTTACCAATCCTTGCTTATGATGAATGGGCAACATACTGAATTAAACCGGCTTCTTTCCCTTGGTAATCAACTGCTTTCTTCCAGAAGTTCTTTAGTTAATGTTCCGCTCGCCCTTCCACAAGATCAAGTTTCTGATAAAGATAGAGATACCCTGATCTCAAAACAGCAGCAAGCGGAGTTAGCAGCATTAACAGGCCTCGCCAGGGTTCGCAAGCAGGCTGAATTTGATCTGCAGAAAATGGGACGAACTGGACCGCAGAATTACGCTTACGCGTCTGATTACACCAAGGCGGCCGAGGAAGAATACAACAATGCGCAGCGCGTAGCCGATGCTCAAAGATCTCAGGCAGACGCTACACGAGATGCAGGCAAAGCCGCTCGTGAGGCAACTCAGCTAGCAGAGCAGTACAGCCGAAAAATGGCAGACCTGAGTATCGCTACCGAAGTGCAAAAAGTTCGCGCTACGCAGGGCGAGCAGGCAGCTGAATTATTTGCCGCATCTCATGAAAACGGTACTAAGTGGAGTGAAGAGCAGCGAAAATCTATTGAGGCCGGAGCCGTGGCGCTGGCCCAGTGGTCGCAAAAAGCCGACGAGGCGGTACGCAAACAGCGTGATATGACCGACGCGCTTAAGGATCTCAAAGATGCTGCACGCCGGTATCAGGATGAAACAGTACTGAATGCTAAAACGTCAGGGATGGGGAGTCGTGATCAGGATCTGTACCGTGAACAACAGGAAGTAGAGCGAGTCTTTGATAAAACGGATAAAGGCGCAGAGGCTTTTGCAGCCCGCGCTTCGGCGCTGGATGCGCTTGATAAAAAATATCAACAGGCTAAAGCCAGCGAACTGGACTGGCGGGCCGGTGTAAGCGCGGGACTGTCTGACTGGATGGATAATGTCAGCAATATCGCGGGCACGGTTTCACAGGGTATTACCTCTACTATGGACAGCGCTCTGGATAACGTAGCTTCTATGCTTGTTCGCGGAAAAGCAGACTGGAAAGAGTGGGGCCTGTCTGCACTGGAGATGATCGCGAAGGTCAGCCTGCAGATGGCAGCAGTAAGCGCGTTGGGCGGATCTTCTTCTTCGGGCATCCTGGGCACACTGGCCAGCAGTGTGGCGGGAGCGTTTGGCGGAGGTGCCGCTGCTGGCGCAACACCATCGGGGCCTTATACCGCCGCTGCAGGCTCGCTCACATTCAACGCTAAAGGCGGAGTATACGACTCTCCTTCTCTCAGTGCGTTCAGCAACAGCATTGTGGATACGCCGACATTCTTCGCCTTTGCTAAAGGAGCGGGCGTCATGGGCGAGGCGGGGCCGGAGGCGATCATGCCGCTGACCCGCGCCGCTGATGGGTCGCTGGGTGTGCGGGCTGTATCTTCAGGCGTGAATAATGCAACAGGTTATGGCAATACAGCCATCACTGTTCACGCTCCAGTCAACATTACCCAGGATGGTTCTGCAGGTGAAATCAGCAATGCCAATACCGCCAGCACAGCCCGCCAGCTTGAAGGTATTGTCCAGAAAACTCTTACCGATCGCCTGAGGAAAGAAATATCGCCAGGCGGCATCCTCTATCGCCGCTAAGGAGCAATATGGCAATCGACACTTTTACCTGGTGCGTCCGCATAGGGCCTACTGGTGCAAATACTGTGGACACGCTTCAGGCGCAGTTTGGCGACGGCTATAAACAGGTGGCTGGTAACGGGATCAACATCGACGCCGAAACCTGGAATCTGGCATGCAATGGCGATGTGGCGACGATGAAGAAAGTGCGCGATTTCCTTCTGAGCCATGTCATCAAATCGTTCTGGTGGGTAAACCCGTGGGGCGAGCAGAAGCTATACAGGGTTAAAGCTGATTCTGTCAGCCCAACATTTCCCCACGGTGGCTTCGTAGAGTTGTCATTTGTGTTTGAACAAGCCTTCGGGCCTTAGTTATTCCTCCTTTTCCAGGGCCGCTTACGCGGCCTTTTTTATGGGCTGAATATGAGCTTTACGAACGACGTACAGAAACTGGAGCCGGGTGAACTGATACAGCTCATCGAGATCGACGGCACCGAATTTGGCATGGATACCGTGCTGCGCTTTCATGCCCACAATATTGCTTCTGCAGGCTGGGCCGCATTCGCGGCAGACAACCTGCCTGCCATTATCTGGCAGGGTCAGCAGTACGACCCTTACCCTTACGAGCTGAAAGGCCTGGAGCTGTCCAGTACCGGAGCACAGCCCACACCCACGCTTTCCGTGTCGAACGTTGGCAATTATGTGACGGCGCTATGTCTCGAGTACGACGACCTGGCGAGGGCGAAGGTGAAGATCCACACCACGCTGGCGAAATACCTGGACGCGGCCAACTGGACAGCCGGCAACCCGAACGCCAGCCCGGCGGACGAGCGCGTGCAGCTTTTTTACGTCAATGCCAAAACCGCTGAAACACGGGTGCAGGTCGACTTTGAACTGTGCTCACCCTTTGACATCCAGAACCTGCAGCTGCCCACCCGGCAAATTACGCCGGTCTGCACTTGGTGCACGCGCGGCTGGTACCGCACCGGCACCGGGTGCGACTACAACGGGAACCGTTATTTTCTCAAGGATGGCACCCCCACGGATAACCCGGCGCTGGATATGTGCGGCGGCCAGATACAGGACTGCGAAGCGCGGTTCGGAACCGGTAACCCGCTGCCGTTTGGCGGCTTCCCGGCGGCAAACCTTCAGGGTAAATAACCATGCGAAAAAAACTGATGGATGCGATCCGCGCTCATGTTGCCGCGGAATATCCGAACGAGGCGTGCGGCGTGGTGGTGCAGGCCGGACGGGCGCAGCAGTACATTCCGTGCCGGAATATCTCAGCAACGCCCACTGAGGCCTTCACGATCTCGCCGGGGGATAAGCTGGCTGCATCGGAGCAGGGAGAAATCATTATGATTATCCACTCGCATCCTGATGTGGTGCAGCTTGTGCCGTCCGAAATGGACAGGGTGCAGTGCGACTGGTCCGGGGTGGAATGGGGCATCATGAGCTGGCCGGACGGTGATTTTTGCACGCTGGCACCCCGTGAGGACCGGGACTACGCCGGGCGGCGCTGGGTGCTGGGATTTGCTGACTGCTGGTCGCTGATCCGTGAGTGGTTCCAGCGTGAGCACGGCATTACCCTGGGTGATTACTCGGTACCGTACGAGTGGTGGGAGCAGGGCGAAAATCGCTACGACGATAACTGGGAGGCAGAAGGCTTTGTCCAGGTGGACCCTGCTGATATGCGGCCCGGCGATATGATCATGATGCGCATACAGGCGCAGGTAACCAATCACGCGGCTGTTTACCTCGGTCATCACGAGCACCAGGAAAACATCATACTGCACCATAATTTCGGCAGCCTCTCTGCCCGGGTGCCGTACGGCAAGTATTACCGCGACCGCACCGTTCGTGTGGTCCGGCACAGGGATTTAATGAATGCTGAAAAAACTGATTCTTGAAGGCCACATGGCTAAAAAGTTCGGGCGTGAACACAAATTTCACGTTGAGGATCTGCGCGAGATGTTGCGGGCCATGTGCAGCCAGGTTCCCGGTTTTAAACGCTACCTGTCAGAAGGACATATGCAGGGGATCCGCTTTGCCTTCTTCAATGGCAAAAACAACATCGGCCTTGACGAGTTTGACATGACCCGCGGCGGTACGGTGTACCGGATTTCGGCCATTACCGAGGGCTCAAAACGCGGCGGCGTGCTGCAGATCGTTATCGGGGCGGTGGCTCTCGTGGCCGCGTATTTTACCGCGGGTGCCTCGCTGACGGCGATAGGTCTGAGCACGGCTGCCGCAACCGCGACAACAACAGCCCTGACTGGACTCGGTCTGTCGATGATGCTGGGCGGAGTGGTGCAATTGCTTACCCCGCAGCCGAAATACAACGTCGGTGCCTCGTCCAGTACGGACAACAAACCCAACTACGCCTTTGGCGCGCCGGTGAATACCGTGGCTGTGGGTTATCCGGTCCCCGTGCTTTTTGGTGAACGCGAGATCGGCGGGGCAGTCATCAGCGCGGGGATCTTCTCCAGCGACCAGCAGTAGATTTTATTGCAGCTACAGGCCACCTCCGGGTGGCTTTTTTTATGGGTGAGATATGCGACTTCTCGAAGATGAAACTCTTATTCAGGGACATAAAGGCGGTGGCGCTAAACAGCATACCCCTGTTGAAGATCCTGATGACCTGCTGTCGACAGCAAAATTAAAAATGCTGCTGGCGATCGCTGAAGGTGAAATCCAGGGTGAGCTGACGGCACAGAACATCTTCCTAAACGACACCCCGCTGGCGAACGCCGACGGCAGCTACAACTTCACCGGCGTGAAGTGGGATTTTCGCCCGGGCACTCAGGATCAGGACTACATTCAGGGATTGCCTGAGGTCGACAACGAAATGTCGGCCAACGTGACAGTGACCACCACCGCGCCGTGGACACGCCAGTTCTCTAACCTGATGCTGGATGCCGTGCGTATTAAGCTGAGCCTGCCCGTACAGTACACCTATAAAGACAACGGTGATATGGTCGGCACGGTCACGGAGTACGCTGTCGATCTCTCGACTGATGGTGCTGCCTGGCAGACGGTGGTTAACGGCAAATTCGACGGGAAGACAACCACGGAATACCAGCGCGACCTCCGCATTGATCTGCCAGCGGCCACTACTGGCTGGGCTGTGCGGGTACGTCGCATCACGCCTGATTCCATCGGGAACTCAAAACTGATAAACGCCTTCAAGGTGTTCTCGTTTGCTGAGGTGATCGACAGCAAGTTACGCTATCCGAATACAGCGCTGCTGTATATCGAGGTGGATGCCAGCCAGTTTACCAGTGGGGCCCCTAAGGTAACCTGCAGGCCGAAGGGCAAACTGGTACGTGTCCCGGACTCCTACGACCCGGTTACGCGCACCTACAGCGGCACCTGGTCCGGTGGCTTCAAAATGGCCTACACCAACAACCCGGCCTGGATATTTTACGATCTGGTGCTGGATGAGATTTACGGCATGGGCACCCGCATCGATGCTGCCATGATCGATAAGTGGGAGCTGTACGCCATTGCGCAGTACTGTGACCAGAAGGTGTCGAACGGGGCGGGTGGTACCGAGCCGCGCTTCACCTGTAACGTCTACATCCAGAGCCAGCAGGACGCCTACACCGTTCTCAGCGATCTGGCGGCGATATTCAGGGGGATTACCTTCTGGGGCAACGACCAGATTTATGTGCGCGCGGATGTGCCGCAGGATGAGGTTGATTTTACCTACCATGCCTCGAACGTGATCGACGGGTTGTTTACCTACGGCGGCGGCAGCTACAAAAACCGCTACTCGTCTGCTCTGGTGTCCTGGTCTGATCCTCAGAACCATTACAGCGATACCGTTGAGAGTGTCTACGATTCCGACCTGGTGAAGCGGTACAAAGTCAACCAGATGTCGATGACGGCGATTGGCTGCACATCCCAGAGTGAAGCGCACCGCCGGGGTCGCTGGGCGCTGCTGTCTAATGCGCGCGACGGAACGGTGTCATTTGGCGTGGGGCTGGACGGTTATATTCCCCTGCCTGCGGAAATTATCGGTATCGCAGATCCATTCCGTGCCGGCAAACAGAACGGCGGGCGTATCCGTGCAGTCAGCGGACGTAACGTAACGCTTGATCGTCCTGCTGACTACGCCGCCAGCGACCGCCTGGTGGTCAACCTGCCGGACGGCAAGGCGCAGACGCGGACAATTGCGTCCATCAGCGCGGACAAACAGACGGTGACGGTTACCACCCCCTTCAGGCTGCCGCCTGAGTCCGGCGCAGTGTGGGCCATCGACAGCGACAACCTGGCTATCCAGTATTTTCGTGTGACATCCATCCGGGCGAACGACGACAGCAACGGTGGTTTCACGATCACCGCGGTTCAGCATGACCCGAATAAATACCGCTATATCGATGACGGTGTGCGCATTACCCCGGCGCCGGTCACCGTCACGCCGGTAAGCGTTCTTCCGGCACCGAAAAACATCACCCTCACCGAAACCGACCACATAGAGCAGGGACTTACCGTTGCCACCATGAATGCTTCCTGGGATCGGGTGGATGGTGCTATCCGGTACCAGGCGCAATGGCGCAAGGATAATGGCGACTGGATAAACGTTCCGGTGAGCAGCGCCCAGGGATTTACGGTGCAGGGGATTTACACCGGGAGTTATGAAGTGCGGGTGCGCGCGCTGAATGCTCAGGATTCAAGCTCGCCGTGGGGTTATGCTGACACCACCTATCTTACGGGCAAAAACGGCAGGCCTGGAACGCCGCAGGCACTGGCCGCCACGGACGATGTTGTCTGGGCTATCGACATCACCTGGGCTTTCCCGGATGGCTCTGGTGATACGGCATACACCGAAATTCAGCGCGCCACCACCGAAGACAAGGCTAACCCACAATTACTGGCGCTGGTGCCGTATCCGGCCACGCATTACCAGCATGGGCCGATGCGGGCGGGCGTCAGCCAGTGGTACCGCGCGCGCCTGGTGGATCGTATCGGCAACACCGGAGACTGGACAGAGTGGGCGGCAGGCCAGTCCAGCTCTAACGCCGGTGATTATCTCGACATGATCGGCGACACGATTGAACAGACCGAGGGCTATAAAAACCTCGTGTCGGACATTGCCGATCTGGGTGAAGATATCCAGTCGGCGCGCGACGACATCACCGCAGTTACGACAGAGTCGGCGGCGACCAAAGCTGGCCTCGCACAGGAGGTCACGGACCGTAAGAAAGCCATCTCCGATCAGGCCGCGGCTCAGGGCCAGGCGCTGCTGACTGAGAAGAACGAGCGCGTCGCGGATATCAGCAACGTCAACCAGACGATTCAGACCACCACCGACTCGCTGGCGCAGCAGATTGGGCAGATTTCTGCTGGCACCGGTTCGCAGTTCGACCCGGCAAAAATCTGGTACTTCGATTCGACGGTAGAGGGCTGGACCGGGAACGGGACCCCGACCATCGTTGACGGCTGGATACGCCCGGCGAACCATGCCACCGATCCGTGGGTGCAGTCTCCCGGTTCACTGGGTGTTAACTCTTCGTCCTATCGCTTCGTTAAACTGCGCATCAGGAAGTTCGGGGCGCCGGGCTGGGCGGGGCAGCTGCGGTGGCGGGGTACCGGTGGCTTCAACGACACCAATATGGTCACCGTCGCCGAGCCTGCTTATGACGCGAACGGGATCGCCACGCTGGAGTTCGACAATATCCCCTGGCTGACTGAAGCCACGATGAATCAGTTCAGACTGGACCTGTCCACCAAACAGGACGCGACGAACTATTACCTGATTGACTGGGTGGCGGTCGGACGGCCAACACCGGGGGCCGGGATGGCGGCGCTGCAGCAGGAGACGACAGCCCGTGTTGCTGGCGACCAGGCGGAAGCTACGGCGCGCGAGACGCTGGCGACTCAGATCCGGGGCGGCTATACCGGTGACGATCCGTCAAAACTGGCATCGGGTCTGCTGTACACCGAACGCCAGGCGCGCATCACGGCGCAGGAAGCTGAGGTGACGGAGCGGAAGAAGCTGGAATCGACCGTAAACGACAACCATGCCGCTGTGACCCAGGAACTGGCAACGCTGACAACTGAGCAGGATGCTCAGGCCACCACGCTTTCGGGCCTGCAGGTGACTGTCGGCAAAAACACCGCCGATATCACGACGGTCACTAAAGCCGTTGCTGACAACAACAAGGCGCAGACCTCCGCGCTGGCTGCGGTTAAGGCCACGACTGACAAGAATACGGCGGACATCAGCACGGAAGCCACGGCCCGTACGGATGGTGACAGTGCGCTGGGCCGCCGTATCGACAGTCTGAAGGTTGACGTGGACGGCAACACGGCCAGCAGGGATGCCGGTATTGTTGGCAACGTCACCAATGCGCTCGCCAACTTTATGGCGTTCTCGGATCAGCGTGTCACGTTCGCCGTTGGCGAAACGAAAACGATGGCCGAGATCACCGAAGCCCGGAAGACTGCAGCGGATGCTACCAGTGCCGTGGCGGAGCAGGTCACTACGCTTAAGGCCACGGTAGAGCAAAACGGCCAGACCAATGCTGCAGCCATCACGCGCATTGATAAAGCCGTTACGGATTTATCAAGCGCAACGGCCATCAGTATTCAGCAGGTCACGGCTGCAATTGGCGATACCAATGCCAGTGTGCAGACGACCAGCGAGGCTGTTGCTGATATCAACGGCAAGCTCTCCGCGCAATGGGGCGTTAAAGTCCAGGTGGAGGCGAACGGTGTTAAACGCATCGCGGGTATTCAGCTGGGCATTGACGGTACAGGGGCATCAAACTTCCTGATTTCTGCCGATACGTTCGCGGTGTATAACCCGACGACGAACGGGCAGGAGCTGGTGTTTGCTTCGACCGGCGGCCAGATGTTCATGCGTTCGGTGTTCATCCAGGACGGTTCTATCGACAACGGCAAGATCGGGAATTACATCCAGTCCAGCAACTGGGACGGGACCGGCAATGTCGGCTGGCATATCAATAAATCCGGGTATGCGACGTTTAACGGCGTGACAGTTCGCGGGACGATTTATGCCACTGACGGGAGTTTTAGAGGCAGAGTTGAGGCGACCAGCGGGAGCTTTAAGGGCACGGTTGAAGCGACATCTTTCATTGGAGATGTAGCCAACACAGGGGTGTATCCCGACTCCAGCAACCGGTCTAACAATGCCGTTTCTACCAGTGTAGCCATGGCATACACCGACTCAAGCAATAACGGGCTGAATAAAAACGCCGTTGTGGAGGCGTTGATATATGTCCGGGGGACTACAGGCGCGGTCGGGAGTACAGTTAACATAACTATCGCGGGTAACGTTCGCACGTTCACTTTCGACGTTCCTGTCGGTGGGCTATGGTTCACCGCACGTCATGCTGTAACTGGGTTGACCGGGCAACGTATCGACGCAAGCATTTTCGTTTCTTCCAGTAATGCAACCGTGGCAATTTATGCACCAACTATCACTGTGACCCGCGGTACCGGCTCCTTCTCCTGATCCCTACAACCTCAGACCATCCAACCCAGCTCCGGCTGGGTTTTTCATTTTAAGGACATCACGAATGGCCACACTTGATGACGATTTAGCGAAAGCCGTCACGGAAGGGTTTCGCCTGGCGCAAAGCAGTATCATCAACCAGGACCTTATTTTATCGGGTGCTGGTGATGTAACCGTAACCCTGGCAGACGGCTCGAAAAAGACGGGTCCCAGCTGGACGAAACTGATCGCCCAGGCGGGTGCGGCAGGAGCCAGCGCCGCCGCAGCCAAAACCAGCGAAACAAACGCTCTTGCTTCAAAAAACGCAGCAGCACAAAGCGCCACGAACGCGGCAACGTCTGAGGGTAACGCACTCGCATCGAAGAATGCCGCCAAAACCTCAGAAACCAACGCCAAAACGTCTGAGACGAACGCGAAGACTTCAGAAAATAACGCCAAAACCAGCGAAACGAACGCCGCAGCATCGCTGTCTGCCGCGCAGCTGCTGACGTCTGTACCCTATGAGGAGTCCCCGTTCCCTGATGTGTGGGCACCGCTCAATGATGACCTGCGGCTGCTGGCAGGTTCCGCGCCTTATGACCAGCTGACGATTTCCGGGCAGGTACTGGAGCTACCGACAAAGTCAGCGACCTTTGCGCGGTCAACCATTGCAACTTACATCGACAAATCCGGTGTATTGCAGACTGCCGCTATTAATGAGCCGCGCTTTGAGCGTGAAGGTTTGTTAATGGAGTCTCAAAGCACTAACTATTTCCTGAATAGTGACGACCCGACCAGGTGGGCAGGCAAAGCCGCATCGCTTACCGCTACATTAATAACTGATGGAGCCACCAACGCACCCACGTTTAAAGGTGTTTGCAATTCCACAGCAGTTTCAAACCTCCTGGCTATACAGAGCGGCGCTATATCGATTGCGGCTGGGGAGGGTCTTACTCTATCCGCAAGGTTTAAGGGAGATTACGGTAAGTTCAAATTCCGCGTTGTAAAAGATTCAACCTTCTTCGGGGATGCAAGCTTTGATTTTTCTACTGGCATACAAGGCGGTGCCGGTAATACGACCGGAGATATGATTGCCACTAGCAAACAGGGATCTGATGGGTACACATACGCAACCCTGACCTTGACCAATGCTGTAGCTGGGGCTTATGTCGGGCAAATATATATAATGCCTGCGGATAAAGATAGTAACGTACCAGTAGGCACGGAATTTTATGTGCAAACTGTACAGGTAGAAAAAAGTGCGGTCCCTACCAGCTATATCCCCACCGGTTCTTCAGCAGTCACAAGGTCAGCGGATGCCTGGAGCCTTACCGCTGAGAATGCGGGGTACAAAACTCTGGCGAGTAAGTTTAAACGTACATTGGCTTTTGAGTTTGTGGCAAAAGGCGTAGGGCCATCAGCAAGCAGCTATGTTGATGTAATACGTGTTTCTGGCGTCACTAATGATATTATTTGCCGACTAAGCTCGGCAAACAGACTAACGTCATATAGGGATGGCGGTGGGGTCTTTGTACCTTACGTCGCTAATGCCCCCGGTGTCTATGTACATAAAATAGATGGGGATGAATACTCTTCATACTTTAATGGAAACACTTCCACCAGAACGCAAGCACCAGTTAACAACACAAGCACAGCGGTAGATGTTTCTAACACGACAGGCCCATCAGGAACTACTTTTGTTTACCATATTCGCAATCTCCGTATTTGGCAACGACTATTAACCCTTAATCAAATCAAAGGACTCCGCTAATGAGAGACTTTTATCTGCGCTTTAATGACGCCGACGAAATGCGCACGCAGTTAATCGCGGCGGGGTTTGTGGATGATGAAGAGCAGGGTGGTTTATATCACCCTGATATCAGCCTGGATATCGTCGGCGTTATCACTGTTCCTGCTGAAGTTATCAATCCCGGCGAGGAAAACGAAATTATTAAGTACACCACCGACCCCGGCTATCACGTCAATTTGCGGGTCATGAATGACTCGCTCGATTTATCCGGGCTGAACGACTTTGTGGTTAAACCGACAACACCGGCTCGCGTCTGGGCGTAAGGATTTAAATCATGGCAAACAGAAAAGACAGCATTACTCTGACCACTGCGGAGATTTCAGATCTGGGCACGGCCGCTAAGAAGGATGTTGGCGCAGCGAAGGGGCAGGTTATAACGGTGGGCGATACGCTGGGAATAGGTGATCCCGTCGTTACTGTCCCGACGTCAGCTCAGGAGAAGGGCGCTCATTACGCATATTATGACGGGAACACCGGGTATGGTGGCTCAGGCGTGGAACTCAAGCACGTTCTCAGGGCTTCATCTGCTGCAACAGGCGGCCTTTCAGTAATCAGGATGATCAACTACTTCAACCGAGACAGGAAGGTTGTAGGGGTTGCATGCTTTGGTGCGTCTGAAGAGTGGAGGGTTAATTTCTATCACTCAGGGAATACGACCCAGGCTGCCGATGGAACCTTAAAAGCAGCCTCGCCAGTCATCCGCCTGTTTCATGACGGCCGCGCAGTCTGCAACGAAGAATCTGAGGGGTGCGCAGTTGAGCGACTGGGAATAGGGGAGTATCTGATAAGCGGCTGCATAGGGCTCAATTCAGATGCGGCCTGGGGTGGGGTTGATGGCGGGTTCGATATACCCAAAGACCGTAACCGTCAGCCGCTTATCTGGCTGGATTATAGAGTTAACCCGGACGGCTCAGTGCTGGTAAAAACCTTTCACCGTACCCATCCTGATGCTCCGGCGTTCGCCAGAAATGAGATCTCCGGGATTTCCGAAGGCGACCCGGTTGATATCCCGGTCGATCAGTTCGTCTCTGTCCGTGTGGAGATGCCGGTGGACAGCATCTGGAATCAGCGCCAGTTGGAGGCCGCGGCTGCTATGGCTGAAACAGTCCCAGAAGAACAGCCGGATGTTCAGCCGTAATTATCATCAGCTGTCTCAGCGAACAACTCAGGATAGAAAAAAAGCCCGCACGGGAGCGGGCATAACTCCCTTAGCTTTGTTATTAATCCTGCGTTCATGACGCAGGTAAGTAACATATCGGCAGCATTTGCCATTACTTTAAAAATCAGCTTTTTAAAATGTCGACCGGCCAAATGGCACAGGCGGAAATGGGGCAGGGTCAAACTGCGTGTGAAGTATTGATACTGAGAAATGTTGAATTGAGGCACTGTTAGCTATATAAAAATATTTATTAATTTGATACAGCTAACGGCCCGGGGGCATCGTACCTGTCATGAAATTCATCTGTCCTGTTTGCAGAAGTAACCGGTTCTTTTTCACCTCCTTTAATCCCGAGCAAAACCTGCCCCACGGCGCGGTATGTTCCGTATGCGGAACCCGACTTACTACGCGCTCCATTCGTCCAACGCCACGCAGAAGACGCTGGCCTAAACAGGTGGATTAAGTCCCTGCTGACACGAAGCGGGCTCCTGTCACCGCTACAGTCCTCTGGGCTTTTCAGAGCTCAGTTTTATACCGGAAATTCTGGTATACCCGCTTGGTCAATTCGGCAGAACAGCCAGATATTCAGCATTATCTATCAATAGGCAATGCTTTCTTGATCTGCAACCTCTTTAAAACTACTGTATGAATACACAGCAATAATAAATGAGAGGTAATCATGCCCCGCCAATCAGACATTAACTCGGCGTTTACCGCGGCCATACAGCTAAACCCGAAAGGGTATCAGTGCCTTCACACGAATGACTTCATACGTGAGCTGCGCGCCAGGAACTGGCATTTCACCCAGGCTGATGCGAATGAATGGATCGAGCAGTACCAGACTTGTTTCGTAGACAAGACGCCGGACGGTAGCCAGAACCGCCTATGGATGCTGCGCAATATGGGGAGAGTTCTGTAATGGGATTCGTATCGCCAGCAACAGACTATGTAGAGCGCAGGCTCTGCCCTGAAACCATTTGCGGAATTGGCATCGACAGCAGAATCCTTGAGACGTCATCCGGGTTTGCGGTGATCGAGCCGGTCACCCGACTTGTGCAGGGGCAGGTTCTGCTGATCCTTAGTGGCGGTCAGACTCAATTTGCACGGTTTCTGGGAAAAGCATTAATCACAGAGGACGGCGAGGCGATAGAAGGCGACGCAGCTGAAGAGGTCGAAGTCTTGGGCAGGGTGACTTTCTTTATCAACAGCACAGGCGCGGATGATAGGCCGGTGTAAAAATCCCATAAAAAAGCCCGCATCAGCGGGCTTCTTATCACTCGGGAGCCGCGGCTCCTTTGCGTATCCTTTTTTGTCCCCTCACCGTCTGGTCGGTGTCCTGCTGAGACTGCTAACTTCCTGTTATTGCTGGTGACGTCCTATCACCGTCCAATCATGATTGGTGGAGCTGGCGGGAGTTGAACCCGCGCTCTCGAAACCTCGACAGGATTAACGATGATCGAACCGGTCTGCATCTGAACGCATTCGAAAGAAAGACATGATGGCCTTGCCTAAAAAGTCTAAGTTCCGCTATGAGCGAGAAGCGGACATATGATGTTTAGAAACCGCGCGATTTGCAGTTAAGCAATCTAAGTTACTGAGGTACCATAGTTGGAACTGCTGGTGGGTTTGTGTGAAACACCATCATTATCACTATAAGGAAATGAAAGTTGAAATGAATACTAAACTTTTAGCCTATTTAAACAATGAGTTACATGGAGTGTGGATAGATAGTGAAAATCGCAATATCCACATAATACTTAAATCAAGCATTCCTATAATTAAATCCGTCTGGTCAGGAGCACCTATCCATCTTTTGGTAGGTCTATCTACTAAAAAAAATATACTAGTGATCGGGATGTTGATTGAAGATAATGTCGATAATCCATTTTTACTGGCCTATCCACCAAGAGAGGAAGATGAAATCAAAGGGCTGGATTTGTTATTGTCAGGTGATTATGATGGCATTCAACTAACATTTTTTGACTCGCATACAATGCGTGTTATGGATCTTAAAGTAAAAGTTTCGAAAAATTTATCGGATAAATATTTAAAAAATTTTTGTGCTAATTCCTATTCTCTCAATTCAGGATTTAGGGAAGGCAATGAAGCAATGGATGAATTCTGCGACAATGCTTTGACTGGTAACGATAAAATATTCAGTCTGCCACTAAGTGTAATCGATAAAAAATCTTATCTTGCAAGTATTCATGAACCAAACAATACCAAATTAACATATGAATTTAGCGCCAGCAAAAACGGCTCTGAGGGATATGAGCAGGAAGCTCTTATAAATCATGCTTTGCGGCAAATTTTTTCACCTGAAGAAGTGTTTTTTTCTCCCGATATTATTGAGGGTAATAAAAAAAGAGAACTAGTTGATATTCTTGTTGTAGAAAATGACCACGTATTATCTATACAGTCTAAAGCATCATCATTGATTGAAATGGGATTAAAATCTCATGAGAAGCTTTGTAGCATGTATAAGAAAAAAGCATTACAAGGTATCGATCAGGTTAAAGGTGTCATCCCAATTCTAAATAATGATGTGGTTATTAATCATGACGGGATGGAACATTTAATAAAGAGAAGAAAGGGTGTTTATCATTTGGTGATAATCTCAGATCTTGTTTTAGAGAAGGAAGATGCTGAAAAGATTTATGACGAAATTAGCAACCTTAAAGAGTCAAAAGGGGCGAGAGTTTTAGTTATGAGTCTTGATGGTCTTGTAAATTTTATAAAACTATCAAGATTAAATAAAAGAATGTTTTGGGCAATGCTGGAGACTAAATACAAGTTCAGCATAAAAAACCGTACAATTTTAATTAGAGACATCGACTCTAGCCAAGAGAATAATCTACCATTACTTGCCACTGATCAATACCTATCACTTCTTCGAGGTAAGGGAAAATTAAAATAA